TTCATAGTCATTTGCCGTTAATGCTCTGTTTTGAGAAGCATAAATTCTGGGTGCAAACTTTTTGATTGATTCGACACCTTCAATAGACTCTCCTCCAGATGCAGTAATGCCTGTAGAGAGAGCAGAAATGCCTGAAGTGACAACATAATCTTGAGCATTCCGATTATAAGTAAGTCTTCCCGAAAACTTGAAGTTATTAACTCCGTTTGCCGCATCTCCGTTAGATACGATATAATTTACTGTAATAAAATTGTTATCTTCTAGTTTATTTCCAAAAACACCGTCCCCAAAAATAACTTGATATCTTTCATCATCAACTTCTTGGATAAAGTATACTTTAGACTCTCCATCAATATCAAATAAACTGTCTTGAAGACTATATTTTACTTTTCTAGACGATTGTTGGTTTGGTTGAACAGTTACAGTCATCAAATCGGTGTCAATGCCGATATTATCTAAAATAAACTTCTGTTCGGGATTTCTAGCATTATAAGTGAAGTTAGAGGTTACTAAATTTCCCTCATAAATCGGAATATTAGTAAAAAGTGCAGTATCATTAACAACTGGAACTGTAATATCTTCTAAAATCGAAAAAACGTATGATTGACTGCCAAAAGAACTAGAAGAACTTGCAACAATACCTTTGTTTAAGGTAATTGTTGCTGGTGTAGGTGATAAACTACTAGTACTGACGAAAAATGTTATTGTTGCTCTTGCTGCTTTTCTTGATTTGGGGGTATATCCAATATTTCTTGCTAAAGAGACGACATTTTCCCTTAAAGTTGCACTATCAATAAAAACTTCGTTCGCAACCATGTTTGCGTTATACGAAGTAATATAGGTATTGTACGCCAAAACATTAAGGATCGATGAAAGATTAGATCCTTCAAAATCATAGTCGGTAAAACTAGAATTTTCCTTTAAATATTCTCTGAGTGTTGTTTTAACCTGATTAAAATCCAGGTTTGTGAAATTTGATAATGGCATTTTTTACCTGGTTGGTTGCAAAACAAATTCTAATTGTTGTGGTGGAATATCCGCCCCGATAATGTCATAAACGATCAAAGCATCCATAGAATTGTTATCATAATTGGGAATGACCCTTACAGTAGTCAATTTCACTCTTGGCTCATAATTAAGAATTGATTGAATAATTTCATCTCTAATATTAGAGGCAGTTACAGGATCAACATTCTCAAATAAAAACCTGGAGACGCGAGAACCGAAGTCCTCATCGAAAAATTTCTCTCCAGGTTGAGTAAAAACAATATTTTTAACAGAACGGGCAATCGCAGATGCATTTTTAAGTATTACAAGGTCATCATTCAGAGGATTTCTCTGAAATGTCATACTTAAATCCTTAAAACCTTGACTTACCCGTTCTATCGGCACGCGAATATAGCGATTATAACTTATTTATTAAGGCACTTTATCAAAATTCACTCAGAGGAATAGGTTCTGTACCATAATCCCAGTCATCATAATCGTTATCATTACGAATTTTTTCGTGAATTTCATTTTGAATCTGAAAATCATGCTTTTTGGGAGTCAAATCATCATTGTTGATCTCTCTAAGCATCTTTTTTTGTGGTGCGTTCCAATAATCAGAAATATAATTGGGTTTTCCCCATACTTCTTGCATAAAATTTGGGTCTCTATCGGGATGAATGTTGTCAGTCATCGGTTTTTTCCTCTTTTTTGGGTGAATTTTCACGTTCTTTAGCAGTTTTCCAAAAATATTCGTCTTCACGACCCATACCAAGACGTTCAAACCCATTTTCAACTTGATAATATTGCGTTGATACCTTAAAATCAGGCATTTTTGGTTCAACAGGCGTCAAACTATTGTCATAGATACGCATTCTATTGTTTGGATACAGTGCATACTGCCCATTTTCAAGTTCAATTAGGTTATGTGACTTGTGTTCAGCAGGATTTTCACTTGTGGCATAATCAATTGTATCAGGATCTTGATGATAATTGTCTATTGTACAAATATAAGTCCCTTTTTGAATACCAAAGTCCCTAGTATACAATTCATAGTCCATACTACCGATAAATTGCTTCTGAACAGCAACTATACCATAGTCCATACAATTCCAGAACTGTAGGTTAGGTAAGTTCATATCAGGATTAGGAGTCTCTGGTGACGAGACAAAGGCACTGATAGGCAATTTATCATACATCGCAGCATACTCAGGTAAGTATGTTTCAAAATAAAAAGTGCGCCCAGGAATCGACTTTGCCGATACCCAGACGCCTTTTACAAATTCACCATGACCACTTTGATGGTCAGTTAGATATTCTTTACGTACCCAAACTTCTACTGAAGGAAGGTTACAAATAAGAGCAGCCATTATGAATTAATGTATCTGTTCTATTTACCCTGTCCACGATAACGCTTCTTTGCTTTATTACGAGAAGTCGCAGAAAGCAGAGTATACTGACTCTTACCTTGACGAGTTTTTTTAGGCTTACCCTTTACATAGGTGCCACCTTTCATCATTGCCATTGTAAATACCTCCTATCAAATAACACGAGTTTTTTCATGACCCACACGAATACGAGGGTCGCACCAGATTTCAAATCCCTTCTCCTTGGCATCAAGACAGAATGAGACATCCTCACCACACATGTCCTGTACATTTCCACTCTCAAAGACCTGCATCTTAGGAGCAAACCAAGGGTACTCCAGATTCTCAAAGACACCCTTCTTAATCAATACCCATCCAAATCCAGTGTAATCAACAGTAAAAGGTTTCTTACGCTTCTGAATGGATTCGACAGTTTCGTGATTCATCACTCCACCATTCTTACGGAAATCATCTTCTTCTAACCAGTGTGCAACAGAAGTCGTGTGTCCATCTTCAGTGGCATACCATCCAGCAGTAATCTCCTTCTCTGTACCATCGGCAGCAATTGCCATATCACAGAGTTGCCAGAACTTATTCGTATCGAACACGATGTCTGAGTCAATCCACAGCTGGTAATCATATTCCAACTTACCATCCCAAGGAATCTGATTAGGTCCACGAAGTACATTTGCACCCAGACACTTACAACGTGCAAAGTTAACCATAGAAGAGTAATCTTGACTGATCTGAATACTCATTCCATTCTGTACCATATCAAAGCACAGTTGTACAAAGTTCTTCAAGAAGATAAAAGAACATCCACGACCAGGAAGACAAAATACAATCGTCTTTCCTTTCATCCTTTCTTTAATTGCTGCAATGTCCCACTCAGGTGCCTGAGTCTTCTTGGGCGCATTTGCTTTTACAGTAAATCCTTTTGCCATGTTTTTGAAATTACTTCAGTTCAATTATAGTACGGTGTATGTATGATGTCAATAACTATCTGACCCTTCTGGTTCTGTGGTATTACCCGAACGTACTCCATGGGTGCGAGTACATTCCTCATATGACAAATCCTCAAGTTGATAATCAGTCTGCATTAGACCAACCATCCTATTGAGGGAGTTCCATGTATTATTAAATTGTTCCTCTGAAAGATTGTTATATAAACACTCTTTTTTCGCATAGATGTGATAAACCTTTTCCATAAAATTTTTTTGCGGGAAATTTTTTTTCCAACTACGAAATCAAACTTCGAATTATATATCGAGGTCGATCTGTCACCTCTGTAGGTTAGGGTAGTTAGCGTTTTTTATATACGGCATCGCGGCGCATCAACATAAACAACCGCCGCATAAACACTGTGGTTCACTGATACTTTCCCACATCATAGCACTGCTGCTAACTGATGTCAACTGCAGTGTTATTAAGTATCAACAATGGACTGCCAATCACCAGCGGACAGGTACACTCAGGTCCTCTACATAACTGTCAATAACTCTCTCAGATCCTTCCAGTTCAAATAGATCTTCCCAATGAATCTGATGTGGGTCAAAGTCATCCATTACTTCAATATCCAGGGTGATTCTATAACGTTGCTTCTGTGCCTGACTGATAGCGACTGACATGATTGAGACTCCGTTGGTGATACTTGACTAGTATAGAATGCCTGAGAGATATTGTCAATCGTCCAATCAGTATTTATAAGAAAGATTGATATTTTTGTGTTGTCAATCCCTCAGAAAACTTATCAGCGCCCCCTTGACATTTCTGCGAGTTCGTGATAGACTGCTCGCTTAGATCACAAGACCTAGAGACATTTAATTGAGAATAAAAAGACCCTCTGAGTAACTCTGAAGACACCCCAGATACCCCCCTGAGTATACTTAAACTGATCATTCTCAAGAACAGTATAAACAACTCAAATACATTTATTAAACCTTTTTTAATAGAAAAAAAGCATAATCTTTATATATTTGAGTAAAAAAGGGGGGATTTTAGTCCCCCCCTACCTATTAGTCCGAAGGACAGAATGAGTGAAACGAATGACTCAGAAGTTCACAGGATTACCACTGAAGTCAACTGCATCAGAGGAGATTACCTCTTGATTAGTATCAGTGAGAGAGTCAAGAATCTGAAGCAGATCATTACCATTGTTGGCAACTTTCAGCATACCGATCATCACTTCTTTGGACATAATAACAGAGAGTTTGTGTTAGTGTGTTTGGTTCAATGCTGGGTCTTACGTTGTGAATCAGTCTCCCAATTCTGTACTGCCCAGAGTGTTAATAATGAAGTAATTATAGAAGGGAAAGTGTAACTAACCCCTCTATGATTACATCAGGCAAAGACATAACCAGATTGGAAAGTTTCGATAACGAACTTAGATTGTCCGTTAATTGCACCTACAAACTTTCTCACATACCAGGCGAAATCCTTTTGGAAAACACCTTCACCAGCAACACAAAATTCAGTGCAAAGTGCATTGAGTCGTGATTTTGTGGTGACAGATTGCCAACCGCCATCGAAGATGGTCATGTCGTTATCAGAAACCTCAGCAATTTTGTTGCCATGAAGACGAACAACAGAGACGCCAGTCTCAGGATCAAAGTGAACAGAAGTGTTACCAGATTTCCAGTCTTTGTTGGACTGAACTGCGGCACACATTTGCTTTTCGATCTTACACATGTTTGGTGAGTTTAGAGAGTGTTTGGAGTGTGGTGGGGTGTGGTCCCCTCCACTTCCTTAAGATACCCGATTTTGGGGTGCTGTGCCAGAATTGTGGACAGTTCCCTCACTGGCACAGAAGTTAGTGTAAAGAATCCCCTCCATATCGTATGCTTCTGATTCTCTCTCATCCTCATCAATTATTCCATTCTCATTCTGAACAACGTGCATAAGTTCGTGGAGAATAGTTTTACAATGCTCCTCATATGTCATCCCTTTGTTATGCACTTGAACAAATTGTTCCTCACCATTAACCTCGGTAAATCCTAGGGCATTATCATCACTTAAGTTACAATGGCAAATTTCTACGTCGCTCCGAATCTCGTAGGAAGATGTAAAGAACTCATAGACCTTGTGAGTAATATCAAGGAACGGAGAAGAACCAGAAACAAATAACATTTTAGAACTCAGAAGTGTGATTCGGAAGTGTCAAGTTTGTCAGACCATTCTGCTATCTTATCATAGCATTTTTTGTAATCTACAAACTCAGGACCAAACTCATCAAGAAAGTGAAAAGAATAGTTGATGCGATTCTCTGGAATTGAAAGATGCTTTGCGACTTTAGTGTTCATGAGAAAG